TTTGTGCCTTCTAGTGGCGGTGGCACTATCATCCCTAACAATCAGATGGGTGGGGGTGCGAAGATTAGTATCACCGTGAATGCTGGGATGGGTGCTAATGGTGCTCAGATTGGGCAGGAGATTGTGTCTGCTATCAAACGGTATGAGAGGACTTCTGGTCCTGTGTTTGCGAGTGCGTGATGGCGGTAACTGTTGAGCTTGGGCTGAGCAAAGCTTTCACCCTGGATGATCCTGTTGCTGGTGTGATTGGGTCTACTGAGTTCACTATTGGTGGTGTGGCTTTTGAGGATGTGACTTCACGGGTGAGATCCCTGAGCATCTCTCGCGGTAAGAACCGTGACTTGGATAGGTTCAACTCTGGGTCACTGTCTGTGGAGTTCAATAACACTGACAGGGCGTTTGACCCTCTCTACACAGCCTCACCTTTCGCTGGGAACATTGTGCCTAGGCGTGATGTGCGTGTGCTCGCTGATGGTACTGCACAGTATGTGGGGAAGGTCACTGACTGGAACCTTGGTTATGACCCTTCAGGGCAATCTATTGCAGCACTTGAGGCTGCTGATGCTTTCACTTTCCTTGCACAACAGGTCCTCACTCCTGGGACTGCTAGTGTGCAATCCTCTGGGGCGCGTGTGAGCGCGGTCCTTTCGCAGGCTTCTGTGGATTGGCCTGTTGCTGATCGTGACATTGACACTGGGGCTTCTACGCTGGGCGCTGATGTGTTCCAGGGGAATGTGCTCAACTATCTGCAAAAGGTGGAGCTCTCTGAGGGTGGCCTGCTGTTCATTGACAAACAGGGCAGGGTGGCTTTCAGAGACCGGCTGAGCACTCCCACTACTGACAGTGTGACTGTGTTTGCTGATGATGGTTCTGGGATTCCGTTTGCACCGGCTTTGGTGGAGTATGGGACTGAGCAACTGTATAACCAGATAACAGTGACTTCAGGCTTTGGGACCGCTACAGCTAACGGTGCCCTCTCTCAGACTCGCTATGGGATCCTGGAACGCGATGTGCAGACTTTGCTTTCTACACAGACTCAGGTGGAGGATTACGCTGATTTTCTGGTGGGGCGTTACGATGAGCCTGAGTATAGGTTTGCACGCCTCGCTGTAGACATGAGCAACCTTTCCTCTGCTCAGAAGGCTCAAATGTTTGCCTTAGACATGGGCAGTGTTATCCAGGTGAAGTTCACCCCTAACAATCTGGGTGATGCGATTGAGCGTTATGGTCTGGTGATAAACATTGGGCATAGCGTTAGCGCTGATGAGCACATCATGACTATCGGTGTGGGCTCCCTGCAAACCTCTCTCTTTGTCATTGGTGACTCAGAGTTCGGTACAATAGGAACAGACGCTCCAGGCGTTTTGGGTTTCTAGGAGGCATGGATTTTGGCTGGTGCAGGGTTCAAGCTGTTCGAGAACGGCCAGGTACTTTTGGCGAGCGAAGTAAACACTCTGATGATGGAGCAGCAGATTATGGTGTTTGCTGGTACTGCCACTAGGGAGGCGGCTATCACTTCGCCTTCTGAGGGCATGTTCGCTTTCTTGAAAGATGAGGACAAACTCACTTTCTACGATTCAACGCAGTGGAAGGATTTCTAGTGGCTGCAGGCGGTTTCAAAGAGTTCGTGGCAGGGGAAACCCTTGACCAGGATGAGATCAATAATTTCCTGATGCAGGGCATGTTGGTTTTTGCTGGGACTGCTGCGCGTGGGTCTGCTATCACTGCACCGGTTGAGGGTCAGTTCACTTACCTTGCTGACAGTGACAAGGTCGAGTTCTACGATTCAACACAATGGGTGGAGCTTTCGACTACTCCTGGTGCTGCTGTTGTTTCAGGAACGACTGGTTCACCTACTCTGGGCACTGTGTCCTCTGGTGGGACAACTTACAATGTCTATTCCTTCACTGGGTCTGGTTCGATTACTTTCAGTGAGGCTGGGTTTGCTGAGTTGCTCGTGCTGGGTGGGGGTGGCTCAGGCGGTGTAAGCCGTGGGGGCGGAGGCGCAGGTGGAGGGATGTTATCTGTCGCTCAGGCTTATTTAAGTGCTGGGACTGCGACAGTTGTTGTTGGGGCTGGTGGGGCTTCTCAAGCATCTGCTGGAGATAACTACGGGCTAACTGGTGTTTCCGGTAACACTTCTAGGATTGGTGATTTTTTTAGTCCTGGCGGAGGTGGCGGTGGTATGGCATCCTATGATTTCCCTGATATTGGTACAAGGAGCAACGCTGGTCAGAACGGCGGTTCAGGAGGTGGCGCTGGGGGCTTTAACACTGGAGTAACTAGGACTGCCGGTAATGGTATTTCACCAATTGGGAACAATGGCGGAAATGCGGCTGGTGAAGCCGGAGGTGGCGGTGGGGGCGCAGGAGCCTCAGGAGCAAATGCGACTTCAAACAATGGGGGCAATGGCGGAAATGGTGCGGCTTCGTCTATTACCGGCTCGTCTGTTACTTATGCCGGAGGGGGAGGGGCAGGTGGATCTTCCACCAATGGCTCTGGTGGAACAGGGGGCGGAGGCGCTGGAGGAAATTTGACTGCAACAAACGGCGGAACCAATCTTGGAGGTGGTGGCGGTGGGGTTTTCCAAGCCAACACCACTGGGGCTTCTGGCGGTTCAGGAATTGTAATAGTGAGGGTAGCGGTCTAATGGCACATTTCGCGCGGATAGATTCTGACAACAAGGTTCAAGAAGTCATCGTGGTGAACAACGATGTGGTCAGTGATGAGAACGGTGATGAGCAGGAAGCGCTAGGTCAGGCTTTTATTGCTTCCCTAGGCATGGAGGGAACCTGGTTGCAGTGCTCCTACAACGGGAGCATGAGGGGTGTTTTCCCTGGGTTTGGGTTCACCTATGATGCTGAGTTGGATGAGTTTGTTGCACCGGTTGTAGAAGAACCAGAGGCGTAACTCGTGAGGCTTTCTCAGCCCTGGCCTGAAGGGTACACTGTGAACGCTCGAAGCCCGTTTGGGTGGAGGGTTCACCCTATTACGGGGAGGCGGAAGTTTCATCACGGCATTGATGTGGCGCTCCCTGTGGGCACACCTTTGACTGCACCGGCTGATGGTGTTGTGGTGAAGAAAGGCAACGGGCCTTCCGGTGGTGTGACTTTGATTCTGAAGCATGAGGACAACCGGCACACTGTCTACTATCACCTGCAGAAACCTTCACATTTGGCTAAGGGTGCTCAGGTGAAACGTGGTGACCTGATTGCTTACAGTGGGAACACGGGCGCGAGCACCGGCCCTCATCTTCACATGGAACTGAGGCGCTCAGCCCGTTGGGGTGACACTGTAGATCCCATGCCCTACCTCCAGGCAGAAGAAACCCCTGAGCCGGTCAAGCCTGAGCCCGTGGAAATCCCAAAACCCCTCCCACCAGGTGTCCCCATAAACAAACCTGAACCGGTACGACCCAAACCAAAATGGGAACCCTCAGCAGCACTCGCTCGCGGATTCAACAGAATCAGGAGGGCAGCCAAATGACTGAGGAACACCCTGACACGACCACAGTGAAGGTGTCAATGCGCGACATTTACCAGGAAGTTCAAAGGCAGGGAAAACTGTTGGAGAAAATTGCCAACTCCCTCCCTGACGCTGAATCGAAGATTGAGGACCACGAGAACCGGATTCGCAAACTAGAGATGCGGATGTGGCAGGCCATAGGTGGGTTCGGTTTCCTGGCTGCAATCGTCAGCCCGTTGATTGCGGTGATGACCGCGTGAGTGGGGGATGTTGTGACTGTGATCCGGCGTGCGATAGATGCCTACCTGAAAGGACTGAGGTACATCATGAGTAAACCCTCCTGGAAGAACCGTAGACGCTACATCCTGGCCTCATTCGTCATCGGTGCTGTCATGCTGATCGGTTCCACCATTGCAACCTTGACCGGCAGCGTGACCAACATCAGCGACCTGGTCACTGGTGGTGTAGCTTTGATTTCAATTATTCTCACCAGCTATGTGTTCGCGGCTGTGTGGGAAGATAAGACACTACATAAAGGAGGAAACG